CAGACTGCTATAAATGACTGTCAAGATATATTTAATGATTTTGATTCTTTACCTGAAGATATACAACACGTATTAATAAATATGGCATTCCAACTTGGAGGTCCTCGTTTACGTAAATTTAAACTTATGATTGCTGCCGTAGAAGTGGAAGACTATCGTGAAATGGCACTTCAGATGGAAGACAGTAGATGGTTTAAGCAGACTACGAATAGAGCACAACGTTTGATTGATAGAGTTGTAAAACAAGGTGTACCTATATGAGTACAAAGAAAAGAGAATTATCAGAAAGACAAAAAAAGTTTCTAGAAGTTTTGTTTGACAAAGCTAATGGAGACCCTGTACAAGCAAAATTACTTGCAGGATATTCGGAGCATTCAGGAACTTCTGCTATCGTTGCATCTATGAAAGATGAGATAATGGAAGAGACACAACTGTTCATGAGTCGTAATGCACCAAAAGCAGCAGTTGCTATGGTAAGTGGTATTGATGATCCTACACAGTTAGGTATTAGAGATAGACTTGGTGCAGCAAAAGAATTGCTTGATAGAGTAGGCTTGATTAAAACTGAGAAAGTACAAGTGGAAGCATCAGGTGGTGTTATGTTATTACCACCAAAGAAGAAGTAATGAATAGAAGTTTAGGTAAGTGGAAATTACCACAACCAACAGATTTAAAAGACGATGAACAAAAAGAGTGGATACCAATACCACGTATAGCAAGAATTGTACCTTTTGGTTACAAAGTAAATAAAGAAGATAATGATCTACTTGATCCTATACCTTATGAATTAGAGGCATTAGAATTAGCTAGAAAGTATGTAAATCAATATTCATATAGACAAGTAGCTAATTGGTTGACTAAAAAAACAGGAAGAGATATATCTCACGTAGGATTAAGAAAAAGATTAATGCATGAACGACAACGTAAGAACCAAGCTAGAACTCTTAGAAAATGGTCCGAGTATGCCGAGAAAGCAATCCAAAAAGCGAAGACCATACAAGAAGAAAGAACAGGAGCAAAAACCTAGTATACAAGAAATAGATGTTATAGAATCTATTCCTGTAGAAGAACAGAACATTGTTTTTAGACCTAACAAAGGTCCTCAAACAGAGTTTCTTGCAGCACCTGAAAGAGAAGTTCTTTATGGTGGTAGTGCAGGTGGTGGTAAGTCATATGCAATGTTAGCAGACCCACTACGTTATATGGATCATCCACAATTTAGTGGATTACTTTTAAGACACACTACAGAAGAATTAAGAGAACTTGTTTGGAAGTCAAGGGAATTATACCCTCAAATATACAAGGGTATCAAGTGGTCAGAAAGAAAGATGCAATGGGTAGCTCCATCAGGTGCAAGACTGTGGATGTCTTACCTAGACCGAGACGATGACGTACTAAGGTATCAGGGTTTAGCCTTTAGTTGGATAGGCTTTGATGAATTAACACAATGGGCAACACCATTTGCTTGGAACTACATGAGGTCAAGACTTCGTTCTACTGCTCCTGATTTACAAGTGTATATGAGAGCAACAACAAACCCCGGAGGTCCGGGACATCAGTGGGTTAAGAAAATGTTTATTGACCCAGCACCTTATGGAAGAGCATTTGATGCCACAAACATTGAAACAGGAAAGGTTCTTAAATATCCTGACGGACACACTAAAGCAGGTGAGTCATTATTCCAAAGAAGATTCATACCTGCTAGACTATCTGATAACCCATATCTCTCAGGGCAAGGCGATTATGAAGCGATGCTTCTTTCCCTCCCTGAACACCAACGTAAGCAGTTGCTTGAAGGTGATTGGGATATTAAAGAAGGTGCTGCTTTTACTGAGTTTAACAGGGATATTCACGTTGTTGAACCTTTTGACATTCCAAGAAATTGGGTCAAATTTCGTGCTTGTGATTATGGTTATGGTTCTTATAGTGCTGTGTTGTGGTTTGCTGTTAGTCCAGAAGAGCAACTTATTCTATATAGAGAATTGTATGTTTCTAAAGTCCTTGCCACAGACTTGGCAGATATGGTACTAGAACTAGAACACGAAGATGGTAACATAAAGTATGGAGTTCTTGATAGTTCACTTTGGCATAAAAGAGGTGATACAGGACCTTCACTAGCAGAACAAATGATATCAAGAGGATGTCGTTGGAGACCATCAGATAGAAGTAAAGGTAGTCGTGTGGCAGGAAAGAATGAACTACATAGAAGATTGCAGGTCGATGAATTTACAGAAAAGCCAAGATTAGTGTTCTTTAATACTTGCACAAATTCTGTAGCACAAATACCTGCAATACCTTTAGATAAAAGAAATCCTGAAGATGTGGACACTAGAGCAGAAGATCACATCTATGACGCACTAAGATATGGTATTATGTCAAGACCAAGATTTAGTATATTTGACTATGACCCTATAGGCAGACCAAAAAGTAATATGCCTGTAGCAGATGCAACATTTGGATATTAATATGGCAGAAGAAGAAATAAATATAGAAGCTGATGCTATTGCTTTAGAAGATTCTGAAGATTCAACAGCAACAGATTACGAAGTAGAAAATTTAGTTGATCACGTAATAGCTCAGTTTAAAAAGTCAGAAGACTATAGATATGAAGATGAGCTAAGATGGACAAGAGCTTATAGAAACTATAGAGGTTTATATGGTCCTGATGTACAATTTACTGAAGCAGAAAAGTCTAGAGTATTTGTAAAGGTAACTAAGACAAAAACTTTAGCAGCTTATGGACAGATAGTTGATGTCCTATTTGCAGGTGGAAAGTTTCCTATAAGTATAGAACCCACCGAACTACCAGAAGGAGTCGCAAAAGATGTTTCGTTTGATCCCCAAGAACCTGATGAAATTCGTGAAGAACCTGATGTGGTATCCCCCTATGGCTTTCCCGGAGATGGCATGGAATTACCTAAAGGAGCTACTGAAAAAACTTTACTTGATCGTCTTGGTCCTTTGCAAGAAGATTTGGAAGGCATTGATAGCCTTAAAGAAGAAAGTGGAAAAACTCCTACAGCGATAACATTTAGTCCTGCCATGATAGCAGCTAAATCTATGGAGAAAAAAATTGTAGACCAACTACAAGAATCAAATGCTAATAAACATTTGAGACATACTGCATTTGAGATGGCACTGTTTGGCACAGGGATTATGAAAGGTCCTTTTGCTATGGATAAAGAATATCCTAATTGGGATGAAACAGGAGAATATAGTCCTGTATTTAAAACTGTACCACAAGTATCTCATGTATCCGTTTGGGATTTTTATCCTGATCCTGATTCTACCAATATGGATCAGGCACAGTATGTGATACAAAGACATAAGATGTCTAGAAGTGAGTTAAGAAGTTTAAAGAAAAGACCTTACTTTAGAGAAGCAGTTATAGAAGAAGCCATAGCAGGTGGAGAAAACTACGTAAAGAAATATTGGGAAGATGATTTAACAGATTACAATCAAGAGAACTATGTAAATAGATTTGAAGTTTTAGAATATTGGGGTATGATTGATACTGAGATGTTAGCAGATCAAGAAGTAGATATACCTGACGAACTCAAAGACTTTCCTGAATTACAAGTTAATATTTGGATATGTAATAAAAAACTAATTAGAGTTGTGTTAAATCCATTCAAACCTGCAGTTATACCTTATGTAGCAGCACCTTATGAATTAAATCCGTATTCATTCTTTGGTATAGGTTTAGCAGAGAATATGGATGACACACAAACTTTGATGAATGGTTTCATGAGAATGGCAGTAGATAATGCAGTATTATCAGGAAACTTACTTATAGAAGTAGACGAAACTAATTTAGTTCCGGGTCAAGATTTATCTGTATATCCGGGAAAAATATTTAGAAGACAAGGTGGAGCACCGGGTCAAGCAATCTTTGGTACAAAGTTTCCAAATGTATCAAGCGAAAATATGCAGTTGTTTGACAAGGCTAGAGTATTAGCAGACGAGAGTACAGGCTTTCCATCTTTTGCACATGGACAGACAGG